GCACCAAGCGTATAAGCTGTAACGCTAGTAGTGACAGTAACTGCCGTAGTTCCAATAGTCCACAATTGAATACCACGGTTCTGCCAGTCCTGCAGTAATAGGTTGATTGAACGTCTAGCAGAACGAGGCTCTTCACCTAGAGTTGCTTCACCGCCAATCATCTCCATAGCTTCTTGGATTACTTCATCAATATCCATTGAGAAACTATATGTACCTGATGTTGCCATTTATAAGTCTCCTATATTACGGTCGTCTTGCTTTTTTCTTGCGACCAGCGCAGTGAGCCTTTTGACTAAAACCTCTTGGATTTGTACAGTCAATAGACTTTTTACGTTTCGTGGACCACCTCCTTTTCTGTGGGGGACGGCTCACTTGCTTGCTGGTCATACTTCTATTAATTGCCATTATGCTATCTCTATATAACCAAATACTCCCAATACACCAATTAATCCTAACGCTAACCCTATTCCTACTTTAATTAGAATTTCTTGTATATGTTGTGCCTTTATCTGTGCTTGTCGTTTTTGTTCAGCTATCTCTGCCTTTTCTTCCTGTATTCTCTTGGCTCTTTCATTTACAATCTGTTGCCAAGTACCGTTTCCAAACCGCATATCTATTAACATAGACATTTCATACAACTGTTCTTGTGCCAGCTTTGCATCTATTATATCAGATGCTACCGATTTATGCGAGGAAATAATTCCCTTACTTGAGAACCTTTCTTTCTGGATTTGCTGCTCACCTGCAAACAATCCATCAATCGCCCCTGCAATTTCGCCTATATCTCTAACAGTTTCTATATTAGACTTGATAAATTCTACAGACTGTTTAACAAGTGCTATACCTGTTAGCACCGTAGTTATAGGCTCCATTCTTTTCCTCTCTCTCTAAAAAGAAACTTACCACTTAACTTTATGACTCCAATATTTTGCACTTAGTTTTGTAGTGGGCTTACCCTGCGCATTGTGCCTAGCATAGTAAGACTTCTTACGTGCCTTATCTTTAGCTGTTGTAGGAGCCTTCCCTGCTCCTTTAACACCCTGTTGCCCAAACCGTACCAGCTTTACCTTATTTCCTTCTTTAGCTAGTACTGCATGGCTTTTAGTTTTGTGTCCTGGTGTGCGTTTAGGTTTATTGTAACCAGCAAACTTTTCACCTCTATAATCTATTGCCATTACTTCTTCCTATACTTACGTGTTTTCTTTGCTACAGCTTTAGGCTGCTTAACAAATTGTTTTCCCTGTTTAGTTCCTTTTCTTTTTGCTGCCGTTGTTGCCGCATACTCTGACGATGAGAGTGCCTTAATAGCCTTTTCTGGTAAGTAGCGTTCACCTGTCTCTGAAGACTTCTTCCCACTCTTAGTTCTCCACTTCTGCTTTGTCCAAGACTTGAGAGACTTCTGTGATTTCTTCAGTGCCATTAGCTTTTGTATCCTCCACCTTTAGCTTTGTATTCTTTAGCCAACAGCTGCGCCTTTCTTGCTGACCACTGACCTGGGTTACCGCCTCGACTACCTGATTTAATTTGCTCGAACAGCCGTTTACGTAACGTGGGCTTGGTATAGTTACCAGCTTCATTAACCTTGCTTTTTCCTTTTACGCTCTGCGCCTTTGACTTTGCCTTTGTTGATGGACGCATAGAAGACCTGCTTCCCTTTTTTCTTACCATAAGTTTTCTCCATAGCCTTGGATATTTTCTTACCCTTTTTAGTTAAAGGCATTACCGTTTCCTTGCTTTACCAAAACCTTTACCAGTAGGTCTGCCACATACAGAACCTCCTTTGGCTTTACTTGTTGTGCTTTCTTTTTTTGGAAAATATTTATCTAAAAAGTCTTGAGAAGAAACTTTTTTTAAAGCTTCTTTTGTTTTTTCCTTATCTTCTTTTGTTAATACCATGTCTTCAGGCAATACTCGTTTTTCAGCCATCTTAATATTTTCCTTTCACTCTGCCACCGCCCATCATGGCTTTACCGTAGCCACGCTGTGCTGCGCCACATCCACGAGGTTTAGATTTACCTTTAGACATAGTTTTATTTTTAGAAATCTTACCGCCCTTTTTAAAGTCTTTACCAAACCTAGGGGTTTTAGATATGTCATAATTACCAGACTCCATTTCTTTTTCAGTCCTTTTACCATATGGTCCAATATTTCCTTCAGCATCTGGAATTTTAATTTTCTGACCGACACGAATTTTATTAGCATTCTCAATGCCGCTTGCTTTCATAATGGCACTGATTGTTGTTTTATTTTTCTTTGCAATTTCTGAAAGAGTATCGCCAGCTTTAACTGTGTAAGGAGTTGCTGCTCTTTTATATGAAGTAAGAGTTTCTCTACCTTTTGATGCTGCTCTTTGCATATCAGTAGGAGATTGACCAGGCTTTGCTTCTCTGACATTTTTAGGAGCCATAGCTGTAACATTTTCTGCCACCTCTTTGCTTCTTGCTTCTCGAATAGGACGGTCTCTAGCTTCTCTTTTTCTTTCTTCATTAATTTCTGCAACAATTGTACCTAGACCAAGGGCAGGAAAATAACGAGACACAAAACCTCTAAGCGCACTTGCGCCTAATGCTCTTTGTGCTGCGCCTGTTCTGCCTGCTGCAGCTGCTCTTTTTAATTTATTAGCTGCTCTTGTTTCTGCTCTTTTTTTAGCTGCTTCTGTTTTAGCTGCTTCTGCTTTTTTACCTTCTTCTTTAATAATTTTTTCTGCTTTGGCTTTCCAAGCTGCGTCTAATCTTGCTTGTGATTCTGGCATTTTAGTTTCCTCCTGCTAGGGTGTTGTCGCCGCCAGCAGGTGATGCTGGTGCTTGCATGTCGTCTCTTCTGGTTCTACGTGCTTGGTTACGAAGTGCTTCAATAGTATTTGCATACTGTCCTTCATAAACTTGCGTAATAGAATAGTTCTTCATAAAGTTAACTGCCTCAATCATTGAAGCATAAAATAGTGCATCATAACAAAAGTCCGTAAAGTAGTTTGTTGGTGTTGCACTGGTCAATGTAGTTGGCCTTGCTGTATAAACAATTTTGCCAGAATAAGTGGCACTTGCAGTAGGAGCAAATAAAATTCTAGTGTTTGTCTGCCGTGCATAATATTTAGGCGTTCCTGTGCTTGCGCTAACAGGCCAGTAATCATTGATAAACTCATCAGTTCTTTGTAATAGATTAATTTTTGTGCCACTGTCTTCAATAAATATATTCTTAATAACTCTTGTTCCTGTAGGTAATGTAAATGTATTAGTACCTGCTGATAGTGAAACCGCTGTGGTTAGCACAAGACCAGAGTCATCTAGTGATTTAGTCAGACGTTCTTCGGCACGATTAATCATCTTTGGCAATGCTGCCAAAAATTCACTACCATTGTTTTCGGTAGTTTCGATAATATCGTTTACAAGGTATGTATAATCAGCCATAATAAATCGTCATGCTTGAACTTGTTGGAACTGTTACTGATACTTTACCAGACATTCTAATGCCGCCAGTAAATTCTTGGTAGCTTACATCATTAATACTTGTTAAATCAAATTTAATAATACCACCAATAGTGCTTCCAAACGGGTCAACAGAAGTTCCCACAACAATAAATTGACCAATACCTACTGCATGTATTGCTCTAATACGTGTATCAGTAAGTGTAGTACCTGTTACCAAGTCCAATGCTGGCCCTGCCGCAGATACGTAAGATACTCTAAGATTACTAGACATATTATTTTTGCTCCTATAAAAAACTGTAATGCCTATATTATACTAAAAAAGGGCGCAGGATACAACTCCCACGCCCTTCTATTTTTAGTCTAGGAGACTAACGCTTATGCGCCAGCGTTACCGAAGTAACCTCTCCAGTCCGACCAGCCAAAGCTGTAACGCTCACGAGCTTTGAAACGGAGGTTACCCGTGTCAAAGTCTGGCTCCATTTTCGTTTGGAGTGGTGAACGTACAAACATTTTAGCACCATTCGGTACATCAGTCTTGATGAAGAAGGCATTCGTATCCGTGAAACGGCGGTTTACGAAGTAACCTTTTGGCAACAGACCTTGGTTGCGAATGGAGTTAATGTCGTTAACATTGGTTACACCTGAATCAGAAACGATTGTCGTTGACAAGGTGCTGTTCAGAATTTGGTCAGCAGTAAAGACCAAATCTGATGGAATGTGCAAGCTAACAGCCTGACCACCAATCAGAATACCACGGTCATCTTTCAATTTAGAAATTGTGATGAGTGCAGTTTCGAGTGATGCTTCAGACAGGTCAGCGGCAGAAAGCAGGTTGCTCTGGTTGCCAGCACCGATAGTTGGGTGCGAAGCAGAGAACAGAGGCACACCGTCACCGCCATTGTATGAAGTGCTAAAGCCGTTGTTGAAAACGTCAGCAGCTTTAACCTGTTTCGTGTTTGCCATTGCACGAGCCAATGCTTTGGCACGTAGTTTAGCAAACGTGTCATACAGGTTGTCTTCCATTGCTTCTTCAGTGATAGCGAAGCCAAGTGCAACAGTCTCGTGTGTGTAACGAGCCGTGTAGCTTTCTTGTG